GGCCCAGGTGTGGGTTTACACGGCTTATGCGCCGCTCGATCCCAACGTCTTCAACCGTCATGCCAATGGTTTTGATACCTCGCTCGGGCTGGAAATGAAGTGGATGGGAGACATCACCAGCATTAAATCGCTGGACCGCAGCCAGTGCACTTTCAACTGCACCGATTTGCTCTATCGTTTAAACCAGCAGACGCCGCCCAACATTATTCAATCGGGCTGCCTGAACACGCTTTTCGATTCGCATTGCGCGCTTAACCCGGCCGGGTTCCAGGTTGCCGCGCAGATCGCTGCTGGCAGCACGCAACTGGTGTTGAATACCACCGCGGCCCTGCCGGCCGTTGGCACTGACGCGCTGCCCTATCCGCTGGGAGTGATCCGGTTCACCAGCGGTGCCAATCTAGGGCTGGGCGGCAAGATCAAGGCGCAGAACTCCACCACGCAGATTGTCCTGGACGCGCCGTTTATCTTCCCGGTGAATATTGCCGATCAGTGCATCATTACTCCTGGCTGCGATCAGCAGCAGCCTACATGCGGAAAGAAGTTTGCCAACACGATACATTTCCGCGCCTTCCCCTTTACGCCGCAGCCGGAGGTAGTGCTGTGAGCTTCCTGACGCCAGAGCAGCGCGTCGCCGTGGTGGACGAAGCCAAGGCCTGGGTCACCGCGCACACGCCGTACATGCCCCATGCCAAGCTGAAAGGCCTGGGCTGTGACTGCGCGACGTTCATTCTTTGCGTCTATCGGGATCTCCGGATGGTGGAAGAGGTGGACCACGGATGCTATTCGATTCAGACCCACCTTCATAAACCAATGTCGGAAGCGCATGAGCGGCTTCTCACACAGTATGTTGACACCATCCTGCGCTATGCCGACGAAATCCCCGAGGCCGAAGCCCAGCCCGGCGACATGGTTTTATTTAAGACGGCGCGAGCCTTCGCGCACGGCGCCATCGTCATCGACTGGCCGACTGTGGTGCATGCCACCATCGGTCATGGAGTCGTCTTTGCAGACGTCAGTATCGATCCACATCTCAAGCCGCCCCGTGAGCGGCGCTTCTTTCGCAGGAATTTCAGCAAACCATTCACCACAGAGGCCACAGAGGAACACGGAGAGCAGCAGGAGTAAGTTGCTGTTCGGCAGCGGTGTGCGTAATGCGGGATTTCAATCTGGTGGGTCAATCGCCAGTCATGCCGATAGACCGCGCGAGCGGGAACGAATTCGTGAATTCCGGCAGGGATGAGGGCGAGTCCTCAATAACCAGCTCTTGCTTCAACCGTCTGTGCGCGATAACCAAGCGCCATTAACAAGTGTTGCGTTGGCATCTTCTTGTTCCTCCGTGTTCCTTCGTGTCCTCTGTGGTTAAAATCCCATGGGCTTCCTAAGACCTAAAACCAAATCGCCGGCGCAGCATCCTGCGCCTAAGCTGATCAACATGCATGTGACTCATGCAGTGATCGGGATAACCCTGCCCATCGGCATGGGCCAGCGCCGTCTTCCGCTCAAGCTGGTCTTTTACTCCGACTTCGCCGCCATCCCTCATGTGCAGTCCACGGCGGCTGGCGGAGGTGGTAAAGGCCTGGGCGGTGGCGGCGGATCGTCGCAGCCCAGCACTACCTACACATACACGGCCGCAGTGATGGGTGCGTTGTGTTCCGGGCCAGTGAACGGCTTGATGAATGTCTGGGACAGCAAGGGCCACTTCCAGCAAACCAGCGTCAGCGAGAGCTTCACCGTCCCTGGTGGCGGAGGAAATTATGTGGTCAACAATGCGGCGCTGTATAAAATCGATCGCGGCGTTGGCTTCGCGCAGGCCTATAGCCAGAATGTAAATGACTTCGGATCGGCCGGCACAGTCACGCTCAGTGGCAGTTATCAGGTCCCGATGGTGGCTGGCCCGGTTGCGGCGCCCGGCGTTTATGCCGTCAATCCTGCCACCGGCACATATACCTTCCACGCGGCCGACGCCGGCAAGTCTGTCCAGATCACTTACAGCTTCAACCTGCTCAACGTAAGCAACCTGGAAGATGCCAGCATTCCCGGCACGCCGTTCCAAATTCTGGTCGATGACTCGGTGGACTTCCTGCAGGACCAGGGCGTCATCTTCACGGCCACCAATACCGCACTTCAGAAGGTTGGCGGCGCGCCCGCGGCTGGGCAGTACTCGGTGAGCGGCGGCCTCTACACCTTCAATGCAGCGGACACAGCCAAACTCGTGGCCATTAGCTATGTCACGCACACCACCAATCAGCAGAGCGATGCCGCCACGTCGCTGAACTTGACGCTGTTGACCGGGACCAAGGGGCAAGCGCCGTGGAGTTATCTCACGTCGCGCCATCCTGAAGCAGCGATCGGTTACACCGAAGTGGCGATGCTGGCCAGCTCGGCGATGGACCTCGGCGCGAATGGCGAGCTGCCCAACTATTCTTTCGAAATCGCTCTTCCGTACCAATACGGCGCCGGAATCGTTGACTGCGATCCCGCTGACTGCATCAACGCCTATTTCCGGGATCCGTTCTTCGGTATTGATTTTCCCGCGGCCAACATTGGCGATATGACATTGGCCTCGAATTTCTGGGTGGCCAATTCCTTTTTCATCTCGCCGCTGGTCGAGCAGCAGAATTCCGTAGCCGCCGTGATTGGCCCGATTCTAGAAGCCGGCATGACCGCATGCTTCTGGTCAGAAGGCCTGTTCAAGCTGGCGCCCTATGGCGACACCAGCGCGGCCGGCAACGGCAAGATATACGTCGCGCCCACGCAGCCCGTGGTTGACCTCTCGTCGGCTTCCACCGTTCTGCTGGGTGACTTCCTTGTCGAGCCCAGCATCACGCGCTCCGCCTGGCAGGACGCCAACAACAAGGTCCAGGTGCAATGGATCAACCGCGCCAACGCGTACAACACTGAGGTCACCACCGAGCAGGACGACGCTGCCATCCAGCGTTACGGCCTGCGCGTGGAGTCGCCGCAGAGTTGGGATTTCATCACCACGCTGGTCGCGGCGCAGTTCGCCGGCAATCTGCGCGTCAAGCGATCGGTAAACATCCGCGCGCAATATACCTTCTCGCTGCCGAGCACTTACGTTTATCTCGAACCCATGGACCTGGTCACGCTCACAGTCCCTGAGCTGGGTTTGGTGAAGACGCCGGTCCGCATCACCAAGATCGTTGACAATCCTGATGACAAAGGCCTGGAGATCACGGCTGAAGAATTCCCGTGGGGCACCGCGCAGCCGTCGATTTACACCCGGCAGGTGGGCATTGGTTTTCAGCCAAATGCAGGCCAGGCGGATCCGGGGAACACCACTGCGCTGGTCTTCGAGGCCAGCAACCGCTTCGGAATGCAGAAAGGGAATATTCTTTACGGCTTCGTGAGCGGGCAATCTCCGGACTGGGGCGGCTGCGATGTTTATGTCAGCTTTGATGGCGTGAAATACGATCTTCTGAACGGCCAGCAGATCACCACGCCGGCGCGCCTTGGTACGCTGGTCAATTCTCTCGCTGCCGGCGTTGCCGATCCTGATACGTCGAATTTTAAGGTGAAGATGTCGAACGGCGGCGCTGTGCTCCCGAACATGAGCGCCGCTGATTTCAATCAGTTCATCTCGCAGTGCGTGCTGATCGATACCACGGATAATGTTCCGTTCGAAATCTTTGCTTATCAGAACTCCACACTAGTGGATAAAGACACCTTCCAGCTCGACACTCTGCACCGCGGGATTTACGGAACCGCCAACGCCGCGCACTCGGCCGGCGAGACGTTCTGCCGCCTTGATCAGGCCAGCTTTCAGTTCCAGTACGATCCCAGTCTTTACGGTAAAACCATCTTCTTCAAGTTTCCATCGTTCAACACCGTGGGCGGACGTCCGCAGCCGCTTTCACAGGCGTCTGTATATTCCTTCACTCTGCCGGGCGACGGTCCGGGCGCTGTCGATATCAATACCGGCATCTGGCGGCCAGGGCAGGGAAGCGTGCCGCCGAGCTGGAGCGGGACCATCACATGGTCGAGCGCGGTGCCCGGCACCACGCTGAATGTCGCGTGGAATGTCAACATCAATCGTGGGACCATGCCGCGGCCCAGTCAGCCTGCCAACACGCTGGATGTAACGAACTACAACAGCAACCAGACATTCACTGGG